CTATTAGATTGGGATCTATCAAGAGAGTTAGCACGAATAGTACTTCCCGTGGCTAACTATACTGAAGTTATATGGAAAATAGATTTACATAACTTTTTCCATTTTTATCGCTTGAGGGGTGACAGTCATGCTCAAGACGAAATACAACATTTTGCGGATGCTATGTGGAAATTAGTTGAACCACATTTTCCTATATGTTGTGAAGCATTTACAGATTATGTGTTAGATGCAAAGACCTTTTCAAAAAAAGAAATGGCAATAATAAAAGACAATCTCAATGGTAGTTGGACTATGAGTGAATATGGATTGTCAGAGAGAGAATCAACAGAATTTTTAGAAAAATTGAAATGAGATGGACTTTGAAGAAATCAAAGAATGGTTTGATTCTGACAAATGGGACATAGGATATCTAACGAAGAAACACTTGGAAATTTGTACTATGACTCCTATAAAGGGCATAGCAAATTTTCATGGATGGAATTTTATAAACGACATACATTACAATTGGAACAATCTTGTTAATGCAATTGTTTTGATTAGACACTCATCTGTTGCACTAGACTATTCACTATATGAAGAAGCAACAGAAATATTAACTCAAAATGGATGTAGAGAGTTTATTGATTGGGGGCATGTCTATACAAATTTCAAATGGGCTGAAATTTTCTCTGGACGAGGAGTTCGGGCTAGAAATTCCTTAGTCTATAACTATAAGTTTGGATTTGACACTAAAATATGTGTAGTGGGATTTATGAAGATGATTCAAAATCCCCCTAAGACCAAACGTGTAGCGGGAAATAATTTTAAGGAAGAATATTGGAACAAGTGTATTGGGTGTGATGCTTGTAGAGAAAACTGTCCTGTTGGAGCAATTCATAATAATGAAGAGGTTGATTGGATGAATAGTGCAGCATGTGATAATTTTTTAACGTATTCTGATCATCCAAGAATACCTTCTATGAAAAAATATTGGCATGAAAAAGTTCGTCCAGATATCCCAAAAGAAATGGTCGATAAAGTAACATCTTGGAAAAAAGATATGGAGATGGGAGATGGACGAGGAAATAATTTCGTGATGGGAAATTGGAATGCAAATGGTTATACTTCAACTAATGGTATATTTCGTAAAAATGGAAAAACAGTACCAGTACCCATTTGTAGAGAATGTCAAGTTCAAGCACCGTGTAGTTCATGGGATGGGAAATACCCGTATGGAAAAGAAGAAGAAATTATAGAAAGAAACATATTAGAAAATTTAGAAAAGGATTAAAATGCTACCTACCGAATACCAACAATTTATTCACTTATCAAGATATGCACGATGGGATTATGAAAAAGGAAGAAGAGAAACATGGGATGAAACTGTTGAACGTTACTTTGATTTTTTTACGGGACATTTAAAAGAAACATGTGGATATAGTCTAGAAAATGGTGAAAGAGTAAAATTAGAAAACGCAGTTAAAGAGCTAAAGGTAATGCCTTCAATGAGATGTTTGATGACAGCTGGGCCAGCTCTAGAGAAAGAAAATGTTGCGGGCTATAATTGCTCATACGTTAAGATAGATAGTTTACGTTCATTCGATGAAATACTCTATGTACTGATGAATGGTACAGGTGTAGGGTTTTCGGTAGAAGAAGAATACTGTAATAAACTTCCATCTATTCCAGATGAACTATATGAAACTGAAACTACTATCGTTGTAGCAGATTCTAAGTTGGGTTGGGCGAGAGCATTTAAAGAATTGATTTCATTACTATATGGTGGACATATACCTAAGTGGGACACCACAAAAGTACGTGCAGCAGGTGAACCCTTAAAAACTTTTGGTGGTAGAGCTTCAGGTCCAGAACCTTTAATAGACCTTTTTAAATTTACTGTTGAGACAATTAAAAGTGCATTAGGAAGAAAACTTAAACCAGTAGAATGTCATGATATTGTTTGTAAGATAGCAGAAATTGTTGTCGTAGGTGGTGTACGAAGATCGGCTCTCATTAGTCTTTCAAATCTTAATGATAGAGAAATGAGATTTGCTAAACATGGGGAATGGTACAAAGATAACGTACAGAGAGCACTAGCAAACAATTCAGTTAATTATAAAGAGAAACCAGATGTAGGAACTTTCATGAGAGAGTGGTTATCACTCTACGATAGTAAATCTGGAGAACGTGGTATTTACAGTAGCTTAGCAAGTAAAACCCATGTAAGTGAACTAAATAATAGAGAAAAGGATAAAGATGGGACATACGTACAAAGAAGATTGGCAAGAGATGATTTCGGCACAAATCCTTGCAGCGAAATCATTCTACGATCAAGAGAATTCTGCAACCTCTCCGAAGTCGTACTCAGATCCAACGATAATTTACAATCTATCAAAGATAAAGTTAGGATTGCAACTATCCTGGGAACTTTCCAATCAACTCTCACAAATTTCAAATACCTCTCAAGAGAGTGGCAACGAAATTGTGAAGAGGAGCGATTATTGGGAGTTAGTCTCACCGGAATCATGGACAATTCGTTAACGAATGGGTCAAAAGATAATATAAAAAAGATACTAAATGAACTTAGAGATATCGCAGTAGAAACTAATAAAGAATATGCGGAAAAACTCGGAATTAATAGAGCTGCCGCCATTACGTGTGTCAAACCTAGTGGTACTGTTTCTCAGCTCGTTGATTCTGCTTCTGGTATTCATGCCCGCCATAATCCTTATTATATTAGGACAGTAAGGGCTGACAATAAAGATCCACTCTGTAAGATGATGAAAGCAGAGGGGTTTCCGAATGAGCCTGATGTAAGTAAACCCGAACATACAACTGTCTTTTCATTTCCACAAAAGAGCCCAGAAGGGGCCGTTTGTAGAACAGAAGTGACTGCTTGGAAGCAGTTATCTCTATGGCACACTTACGCCAAAGAATGGTGTGAACACAAACCAAGTGTAACTGTATCTGTAAAAGAGGATGAATGGGTAAATACTGCAGCTTGGGTATACGAAAATTTTGATGATATAAGTGGTATTAGTTTTTTACCATTTAGTGATCATACGTATAGACAAGCACCTTATCAAGATTGTTCAGAAGAAGAATATAAAGAACTCTTAAATAAGATGCCGAAAAATGTAGATTGGTCATCTTTGGCAGAATATGAAACTCAAGATTATACTAGTGCAAGTCAAGAATTTGCTTGTACTTCAGAGAAAGGATGTGAGGTTGTAGATATTTCTCCATCCGTTACATAACTTTTTAACTAGGGGGCACATGTCAGTTAAAGATAAATTTGATATGTGGTTAGAAGATGTAAAAGATAAAGTATATTTTACTTTTCATAGGGATAAAATAGAGAAAGATAAACTCTATGAAACTAGGTGGGTATGGTATCATACTGTACTAGTCGTAGAATTAGCTATAATAATACTTTTATTACTGTATATTGGATTCGCGATATGAAGATTAAATTGTTAATCTGTATTCTTATTACAGGCGTGTGTTTTATGTTATTGAATAGTCAATCAAGAGCACAAGAACCTTTTAAAATACCTGATGATGAGTGGCCGAGTCAAGTTATTTACGATACCGTACATGTTTGTTATAATGGAATAATAAGATGGATTGCTATGGGTAATCCACAACTTATGACTCAACAACCGCCTCCTCATATTGTAAGAATAATGACTGTTCATTGTTTTTGTGTATTAGATCAAGTTAGAACAAAATATAAGTATAAAGCTTACGTAGATTTTATCAACAATGATAGCATGGAAGATCAATCACTTCTTCCAAAACTGTTTATGAGAAATTCTTTAAAGTGTGTTAAAGAATATGGCACTTTACAAGGATTAGTTATTTTAGATGAGAAAGCTCTTGAAGGGCTTGAAGAGTGGTCTGATAATGAAACTCAAAGTGACACGGAAATAGAGGGTAAATCATCTGATAACAATTCCGGGAAATCAGACTCACCAGAGCTACCAGAGGACTTGCCACAAAAAGATAAGGATTTGCCTCTATTAAATTTTTAACAAGGTAAAAAATGGAAAAGTTTAAACTGTTTGGTTTGTTATGCTTTTCTATATTAGTGTTCTTTGTCAATCCGGTACAAGCCATTGATAAAGAAATTATTGAAAATGTGAAAAGATCGGTAGTATTGCTATCGGTAAATAAATTAGAAAATCCATCTACCACTTCACCCAATTCATTGTGTTCTGGAATGTCCATCAATGATAAAGGTTATATACTAACCAATTTTCATTGTGTGTACAGACAAAAAACAATTAATTTATATTTTTGGGATGAAAATGATTGGACTGAATATCAAGTAAAAGTTATTGGAGAAGACCCATTAGCTGATTTGGCTCTACTTGAAGTTATTGGACTAGAAAGAAAAGTTCCATATTTAAAGTTTGCCGAATCATACAACATATATACAGGACTAGAAATATTTGCTTTTGGACACCCTTTGGGGATGGCATGGAGTCTGTCAAAAGGTATTATTTCTAATAATGATAGATATGCAAGACATCCTTACATTAAATCTATTCAAGTGGATGCCGCAATCAATAAAGGGAACTCTGGAGGCCCTTTAATTAATAAAAAAGGTGAGATCGTGGGAGTAGCCACATTGATGGTTTCAAGAACAAATTCAAATGCAGGAGTCGGACTTGGAGTTAGAGCCGATATTGCACAAAAATCACTCACTAAAATGTTAAAAGAAGGTAAAGTAGATCGCCCAGCATTAGGTGTTATGGTTATTGGTTTGTCTGGAAAAGAAAGTCAAAGAAAAGAGATTTTGAAAAAACATCCTGATATAAATACCACAATTCCGAATAGTTTTGGTTTATTAATCAGTAATGACAATGAACCAACTAATCCTATACCAGTCGGGTTAAAGGCGTGGGACACTATTATAGGTATTAACGATGTTCCTATTAATACAGACGTTGAATTTGCAGATGAATTAATAAAATACAATATTGGTGAAGAAATTAGTGTTAATATTATTAGGGACAAACGTATTATGAAAGTTGGTAACATTAGTTTAAAAACATTTACTGTTCCAACTGAGAAATTATATAGACAAGATGTTTTTAACTAGAAAGGCAATGGAGATATGCCAGTAGATATAGTCTGGGAAGATGGAAATGCAACAGTAAATATAATGTGTGATGGATGTGATAAAGAATATGAAATTTTTACAAATGATACAGAAGGATTAGAAGTATGTTCTTTCTGTGGCCACTACCTTGAAGTGGATAGTGAAACAGGAGAAACTGATGAAGAAGATAGCTGGGATTGATTATTCGTTAACCTCACCAGCGATATGTGTATATAAGGATGAAAATGATGGACTTTTTGATTTTGATAAGTGTGTGGTTCATTATCTATCTAATAATGAAAAACAACAACAACTTGCCTCCAGGTCTAGGTTAGACAATATAAGAGTCGAACCTTATCCTGAATGGAAGTCTGAAGAAGAACGACATGAAAAACTCGCAACTTGGGCATATAATATTGTTCAAGGTTGCGAGGAAGTGTTTCTTGAGGGGTATGCTTTTGCTACTTCAGCTCAAGCCGGAGTACGTTCAATAGCAGAAAATACAGGATTGTTAAAACATAAAATGTGGAAAAATAAAATTACATTCAAGACATATCCTCCCACAGTTATTAAAAAGTTTGCTACAGGCAAAGGTAATTCTAATAAAGAAAAAATGTATGAAGCCTTTGTCGGTGAACTTCTTACCCCCAATGATCTCAAGGAACAATTAACACCTAAAGCAAAGAAAATAATCAATCCTATTAGTGATATAGTGGATTCTTATTTTATAGTAAAAGCAGGGGCTGAAGGTTTAGTATGACTGATAAAGAACGTAAAAGAATTGCCAATCGAAAGTACTATGAAAAAAATAAGGATAGACTTGCTGAGAAGTGGAAGAA